CTTTGGCCGCTTGTCCTCCAGACGTAACTTGCACGTCATATTCAGGACCAAGGCTTCTGACTACGCTAGTCAAGTTTGCGTTGAAGGCGTCAGTAGTTGGCTTGTCCCGGATTTTCCCGGACAAGTTAGGGTTAATAAGCCCTTTGAGATAATCTTTGGCCATTACATGTTCCCCAAGTAGGAGGAACCCATTTGGCTAGCAAGTGACAGGTAGTCAAACAGGCCCGGTTTGTATTCTTGTGTCTGTGTGTTGTTCCCCTGTAGAGGGGAACCACCCAAACCAGACATAATGATGTTAAGCATGTCTTGCGGGCGCTGCGCATACGCGTCAAACTGGTTGCGGCCAGCGTCTAGCACTTGCTGGTTAAGTCCTTGTTGTAGCATACCACTTTGCATTTGATTTTGGTTTAGAGTATTACCAATGCCGAATTGCTGCATACCTAGTGCTTGAGCATTTTGCGCGCCAATGTTTTGCTGATTGAACCGCTGTTCACCCAAGCGTTGATTGTTTATCGCGCCAGTGTTTTGCTGATTAAATTGTTGTCCAGCTATACCTGCTTGTGTACCCATAGCGTTCAAGCTATTGCCCATCAGTGAGGCACCAGCATTACCCTGCGCTTGCGCTGCGTTCTGTTGCATACCAATATCAGTAGACGCTAGGTTGCCTCTGTCTAAAAAGCCCTGACGCCCCATAGTAGCAGCAAGTTCACCAGCGTCTCTGTTAGCGTTACTATATATTTGCCCTTCAATAACGCCTTGACGCGACCCACCGAAGGCGTTCATCTGCGCAGCTTGTCCACCAACGCTGTTAAGAGACTCGTTTCTGCTATCCATAATCCGACCAACACCTTGGTCAATTACCTGACTTTGGTACGGATTAGCATAATTGCTCATAGTAGACTGCATTAGGTTTGCGTTACCAAGTTCACGCAAGCGTCCTGCGGACTCTGCTAGGTAGTTACCGCCGGTATTAACTCTGCCACCCAAGTTGCTCATATCGCTAGCAGCGTTGTTAGTCTGAGAAAGTAACTGGCTACCAGCACTCATACCGCTAGCTTGTTGCCCGAACACGTTACCAGCGCGGTTTAGGTACTGACCACCTGCCCCGTTACCTGCCATCTGTTGACCGTACACGCCACTAGCACCAGCCAAGTTGCCAGCGCTTCGCGTGAACGGGTCATTAGTCATAGCTGGCACAGGTTGAGTCTGTTGCGCACTTCCCGGTACGTTACCACCAGCAGTTTGTGCTTGCAAATAACTTGGTACATCGCCCGCCGTTGGCACTTTGTTGCCCGGTGCGTTACCACCAGCAGTTTGTGGCATGTTACTTGTATTGCCCATTGATTTACCTCTCTGCTAACGTTAGCTACCGCCGCCTGTACTGTTTCTACTACTGTCCCAGAACGGGAGACTGCCTGCTGCGGCTGATACTGCGGGTGTATCGTTCCCCCCATAAGGGTAACGGCTAGGAAGCCCCGGCCTTGCTGGCTGGCCTTTGCCACCACCGTAATGAGGGTTGTATATGGGTGATCGAAACTCAGGGATTAGTCCCGTCTGTGGATCCACAAACAGAGAGTCGATAGAGTCTTGCATTTCCGGTGTATAGGATGCAGCTTTCGCTTGATCGTACACACCACCAGACGTATAGCTCTCAATACCGTTAGGTGTCGTGACCGTTTGAGGCGCGGACATTGGCGCTGTAGCCAACCCAAACGCGCTTGACGCGGTATTAGCACCCTGCATACTGTTCTGCATTTGCGAAGTCGGCGCAGCAATTTGCGCACCCCTGTTCGGAGTAAACGGCAAACGGGCTGCTGTAGCCGCGTAATCAAGAGCATCTAAAGACGCCGCTTGAAGTTGCGGATCAATCTCTGTTTTCGACTCACTCTTTCCGCCTTTTCCGCCACCACCCATGACTATACCTCCTTAAACAAAGTTGAAAGCTGGTGTTTCCAGCCGTGTTCTTTCAGTGCGCGCGGCCACCCGGTGCGCCCAGTGATTGACATATACTTACAGCCCAACGCCTTTGCATTGTCTCTGATAAGCGGTTCGGCGTCAATAATACCTTGCATGTCACCACACGCAATAAAGCAGTGGTAGTTCGAGTGCTGTGGGTACGTGTCCACTATCATAAAAATACAGCAGTTGCCGCGGTCGTAGAAGTGAACCTGATTGAGCAGAACCATGCGTACAACATCATCATACGTGTGTGTACCGTAGGCACCATCTAGCGCCTTACCAATTAAGTCCTGCCACTTGTCAAGTTGTACGAGAAGCTCGCGCAGCTTGCCAGTTAGTGTACCAGCCTCTATTTCATCGTAAACAAACATTGCGTGTCCTATTCACTGTACTCATACCCTACTTAGGGGATCAAATCTTGTACCAGTTCTCTCCGGCGTAGTACATGGTCATCGAGCCTCGTGCAGCTAACGTTACACTGTATTCTCCATCGATCGTGCCACTTTCAACGTCAATGCGAGGTGATGATGTAGTAGAAGTTGCTGCAACATTTTCGCTAGACAGGACGTGTGTTTGCGTTATTACTGGATTAGTTAGACTGCTGGTAGAAGTAACTGACGTTGATAGTAGCGTGTTTTTTTGGCTAAACGATGAAAAACTTTCTACAGAAGTAGTAAGTAAAACGTGGTTTTGTCCAATCGAAGGCGAAGATAGCGTTGTCAGGCTTGTTACGTCAGTAGAAAAAAGTGCGGTAGACGCCGTAGGGGCAGCAAGTGCAGTTGACGCTACTGGATTAAAGCCTAGCATATTATAACCTCACTATTTGTAGGCTTTACGGAGCAAAGGCTTTCGCGCGCGCAGTCCAGATTGTGCCAAACACAAACTCTAAGTCACTGTCGGTAGGCTCATCACCATCGTTAATGGTCGATTGCAACGTAGCGTTACTAGCAATCATGTGAGCGGCAAGAAGTACAAGGCTGTCTTCACCACGAAAAATGCGATTAGCATACGCAAGCCGTACCACATGATCGTCTACTGTATCAGCTTCGGCCACCACATTCTGTGCAACTTTCATTGCTAAAAAGCCAACTTTTTGGTAGAACGTTGGCTCGTTTGCTTTAGCGATAAGATCAGAAATTGCCATTGAATTGTTCCTTGATTGTCGGGCCACCAAATCCGGTTTTTGGTGCGTTAACTACGTTCTCAGGTGTTGGGTCGGTTGTTGGTAGGGGCACAATCGCAGCCCCAATGGTTTCAAGATATGCCACCGACGGAACCTCGCCGCCGTATTGCACACGGGGGTTTTGCGCCCTGAATTGTGCCGCCGTGACTTGTGACCCGTCTGCGAGTTCAATAATGCGTGTCATTATACAAGTCCTCCGAGTGTAGAAATAACCTGATAGGACGCGCCGCCGTCTGCTGTTACGATTGTGACTGCTGTTTTTTTGCCTAGGACTAGCGGAATTGTTGGGCCTTGCATTGTTGGAAAAACTAAGGTTCCACCTACGGCGGTTGAATACTGAAAAACCTTGCTATTGAACGTGTCTACAATATACATCTTTGTGCCGTCAGAATTAAAGGCTAATGCTTGTGGATTAACTGCCTGACCAGATACACTGAATTCAACACTGTCATATGATGCTGTTGAAATATCGAAACCCGTTGAAAGAGTGTACTGGAATACTTTGCCGGAACTCTCACCAAGCATAAACATTTTAGTGCCGTCTGTGTTAAATGCAATAGAGTATGGTTTGATATCCTGACTAACCACACTAAACTCAACACTGTCATAGGAGGCTGTCGATAGGTCAAATCCAGTAGATAATGTATACTGGAATACTTTGCCGGAACTAGCACCAAGCATAAACATTTTAGTACCGTCAGAATTAAAGGCTAATGCTTGTGTACTACTGTCCTGCGAGCCAACACTAAACTCAACACTGTCGTATGACGCTGTTGAAAGGTCAAAACTTGTAGAAAGAGTGTACTGGAATACTTTGCCGGAACTAGCACCAAGCATAAACATTTTAGTACCGTCAGAATTAAAGGCTAATCCAGCTGGGGCAGCATCTTGAGAAGCTACGCTAAATGAAACGCTGTCGTAAAATGCGGTTGATAGGTCAAAACCAGTAGAAAGTGTGTATTGAAAAACACTATCGCCTGTGCCACCCACAACAAACATTTTAGTTCCGTCAGAACTAAAGGCTAATGCTTGTGTACTACTGTCCTGACTAGCCACACTGAATTCAACACTGTCATAAGATGCTGTGGATAAGTCAAAACTTGTCGCCACCTGATAATCAATAATCAAATCAACCTTGGCAACCGCCGCAGGGCTGGCGAATGTATAAGTCACGGTTGCCGCGTTTACAGTTGATGTAACAATCTTGTTTGAACTGAAGTCAATAGACTGAGATGCGCCCGTTGTTGCGTCCGTGGATAGTCCGGGGGATAGTTCCGCAAGTGCCTCCGCCGTGGCACTAATATAAACTACAGCACTACCAGTTAATGTTAGCTCTGCATCTGCGTTACTACTTTCTATAATAGCGCGGGTTAGTGTAGTACCTGACGCAGTATACGTGCCGTTGCCTATTTCCCAGTCATTACCGTCCTCAATTACGTAAGGCACAGTGTCACCGTCAACCACGCCTGCCGCCACAAACGATTGAAACCCAGTTTCGGCAGTGCCGAGTGTAAGCGTTCCAGTGCCAGTTGTCGCTGTGCTCATTTTTGCGCGGTTTACTAGAACAACCATTAACTGTACTCCGTTAAATTAAACTTAGACTGACAAGTTAAGCTGGATCACGTAAGGTAATGCTAGTCGCATCTAGTGTGAACGTGTTTCCGTCAATAACGGCTTGCGATGTAGACAAGGTATCTGCCGCTATTAAAACACTTGACCCGTTTGATAGCGCCCAATATGTCGCTGTACCTGACGCTGTTACTGTTCCGGCTGTAATAGCAGGAATAATAACACGTCTACCGTCCACGGCACCTGCTTCTGGTGCGGCTGTGTTCACAGCAGCATTACCTAGTGTTACAGCAGCAATCCCTGCGTAGTTCGCTGGTTCACTGGAACAAATGTCCATCTTCGTGCCGTTAGTGTCTGCATAGTCAAGTCCTTGATCGAACACTTCGTCGCTAATAAATGCCATGTCTAGTTCCTTCCCCTATTTAGGGTATGACGGTAACGGTAAAGTCAGCCGTTTCGTTTTTAATGACTACTAACTTAGTAGTGTCTGCGCCGGCTTCTGGCAAGTTAATTGTAGCATCTTGCTCTGTAGAAATTCCAAAAATGTTGTAACCAACGACCAATACCGCAGGGTCAACTGTGAACGGTGTAGATGTGACCTTAGTGTAGTTTACAGAAGAAACCTTTTGCCAAATTCCTTTTCGCGAGTAAATAGGTGAGCCAAACAACTGGTCGTACATTAACATGCCACCAACTGACGCGCGCTCTGCACGGTCAGTTTTTCGATGTGCTAGTAACACTGTAGCAGGTTCTAATCTGCTTTGCCCTTTACTAGACGTAAGCCACTCGTATAGCTCGTCAGCCCAGACACGTAAGTCACCACTAGGCGCAGGGGGTTTATTATCTACAGCCATTTACCTAAACCCTGTACCCATTGGAGCAACGTCTATGCGCATCCTACCAACTTTGTCACCCAATGTCAAGTCATCAATTTTTATTTTTATGGTGCGCCCAATAGCTCTAGTACTTATTGGCGTTGCAGGAGAGTACGGCCCGTAAGTAAAACTTTCCATGCGGGGAAGTTGCTGCCCAATGAGACTAACGCTTCCCCCAGTTAGGGGATTGATAAATGCGTCGTGAAAAATATATCTAACTGCCACGTTTACCGTACCGTTGCCTATCTCTATTGGGCCACTAACAAGAGAAAATGGCACAGTTGGAAGAATGTCAGCCTGCTCGTGGTTGTATATAAACCCATCAGACGAAATCATTACAGGATACAGTGTGGCTCCTTTGTCGTAGCCAGCGGTGCGGTCAAGTTTGCCACTGTACCAAAACCTATCCACATGGTTCCACGCAATGTAGCTATCAACTTCTGTAGTAGTGGTTGTTTTTGACTGGTACAACCACCACACTTCAGAGAAGTCAGCATTAACCATAGTAGAGATTTTGGACGTTTGCGTAGGGTCAATGTCAGCAAAGAAAAAGTCCTGTACATCACTAGGTAGTGTTCTTAACGCACCATCGTATATCCAGAATGTTTTTGCACCAATCCACACCATAAACTTATCAGTAGTAACAACACACTCAGTAGATAGAGGTCCGCACCCTTCACCAGCTTTATCAAACCTGTACACATATGGTGGGCCTAAGTAAGTAGCTACATAGAGGTCAGTAGTTGACAGCAGCATGACGCGGTCTAAAAAGTTGACACATCTTAGTATTTTACCAGTGCCAGCTATAGTCTGGTCGCCAGCTTGGTTGGCCTCTGTAGGTGTCCAGTCATTATTGTCTTCTTGGTCACTCCACTGTACTTTGCGAGACTCTCCACCTGCCCCAATAGTAAGCACAATACGGTCGTCGGTGGTAGTAATGTCTTGACAGTCAATCGGTGCGTTACTTAGTGCAGCTAGGGTTCCCGCAGGTACATATTCGTAAACTGGCCCTGTTCCCCTCTGTAGGGTAAGCAAATTCTCACCCCAAGTAGAAAAGGCCCATCTAAGTGGTGGAGTAGCGGGTACGCCAGTTAAATTACCAGCAGTGCCGTAAGCACCAGCACCATAAATGTTTTTACCGTAGCCGCTAGTTGCTATTGCATCTTTGCCGCTAGTTGCTACTTTCGCAGGGGTAATGTCCGTGGTGATGCCGCCTTGGCTGAGGTAGGTAAGAGACAGGTTGCTACCAAACACTATGTTTACATTGTCACTATTATCTGCCCACGAAAAAATATCTCTAACAGCCTCAATAGTTGGGTCTGGTGTCAGTGTAGAGATCACACCTTGTGACAAAGCGCGCCTGCGCACCCAACCGCCAATAGGCTGGGCAAGTCCACTGCGCCAGCGGACCATATTACCACTCGTCCACCTAGCTAGTGCGGAGTAGTCGGTGCCGTTTTTATACATGCCCGGTGGAATGTCAAGTGGTACGATTGTCATAAGTTTACCTTACATAACGTAGTAACGGATTTTTAAGTTATACCATCTAGAACAGAGGTTACTTGGTACGATACTCCACTATCCGCAGTGACTATTGTGAGTGCAGTTTTTTTGCCAACAGTTAGTGGTATAGTAGGAGCCTCTAATGCGGCAGGAAATACAAGTTCGGCACCTACAACACCAGTACTGTACTGGTAAATAGTATCATTATCTACACCTAACACATACAGTTTAGTGCTATCTGGGGTAAAGAAAAAGCAGATTGTCGCAGTCTCTTGCGTTGTTGCATTAAGAAATGCATCATCGTACACTACTGTAGTTAAGTCCCATGCAGTAGACAGTGTGTACTGAAAAAGTGTACTACTAGTGTTGTTTATAACATACATTCTAGTGCCGTCAGAAGAAAAGGATAAATTTTGCGTACCATAGGAAGACTGTGCAGATACGTCAGCGATTATGTCACTGTCAGTAGCAGAGCTTACGTCCCACGCGACAGACAGTGCGTACTCGCCAATCTTACCAGCCGTACTTAGCGCGTACATAGTAGTACCATCTGGCTTAAAAAACACGGCCGTGACACCGCTCACAACCACTGTTATAGACGCACTGGCACTTAGGTACGCGAGTGTGCTTATGTCCCAAGCAGTAGCTAGAGAATACTGGTACACGCGACTATCGGTAGTACCCACTATATACATTTTAGTACCGTCAGGCTTAAAGACCGTACCTCGTATAGAAGTATCTTGCGCTGCAATACTAAATGACACACTGTCGTAAGAGGCGGTAGTTAAGTCCCACGATGTGGACATTGTATATTGGTATACACTGGATGAACCATTGTCAGCACTGTAAAACTTAGTTCCGTCTGGCTTAAAAAATAAGCCTGTTGGGAACGTAGCTTGCCCAGAGACACTGTATGAAACACTGTCATATGACGCTCCTGTTAAACTGTATATCCCTGTGTTTTGGTAGTCAATAATGAGGTCAACTTTTGCTACAGCAGCAGGATTAGTAAACGAAAAAGTAACTGTTGCTACGTCAGCAGCAACTAAGTGTACTTTGTTAGCACTAAAGTCAACTGCTTGCGTAGCACCAGACGTGGAGTCTGTCAAGTAACCAAAGGTAGCATCTAGCTGCACCCAGTTAGCGTTAAGGTAGCCACCCCACACGTCCACATCAGAGCCGACCTCTGGGAGATTAAAATCGTAATTTGCGGTGAGAGTAACCATTATTCTATCCCCTAATTAGGGTTTGTCACATATTGCGTCAGGACATAGCCCAAGAAACACATACCTGAAAACCCCAACGCTTCGTTTAGTTTCTTCGGTGTCATTTACCGATACAGTAGGTAGCACTTCGTTCAGTGCTTCATAGTCGGCGTCTCTAGTCGCGCTGCCCGCCAGTTTTTCCGAGCAACTCATCAGTAGTAAGCTCGCCAGCGTCATCAGTAAGAGTTTTGCCTTTATCCCGTAATTGGCTAGCATTTTCTTGGTCCTCCAACTTGCGAGTGTTATCAGCGTCACGCTGCCCAGCGTAGTAAATGTATCCAACTAGGGCCACAACTACGCACACTCCCATGCCAATGAAAATAAGCTTCTGCTGTAGCCCTAGAAGTTTGAACACGACCAGCCTCCTTTCAGGTTATCCCCTACTTAGGGGATGGTAATTATAGTCGTTCTCTGACGTAGTAACCTGCTATCCACGTACCGATGCCGGTAATGGCGAACGCGGCCAGCGCAGATAGCTCAAGCTCATAGCGACCCATGTTGCCGGGCAGATAACTGGCCGAGATAGCGCCTAGAACGGTAGCAAGAGGCGCTACCCATGCAGCGGTCCAGCTTGCGTATTTCACCTTGCGGGTAGTCTTGCTCGTGACCTGATTAATCAGCATTGGTTATCCTTTCGTAAAGATACGCAGTATGGCTGCAATTAGCGATGCAAACCATCCCGGCGATGATGTGGGCGCAGTGGGCGTTGCTACATCATCAGGCGTTGAGAACAGCACGCGCTCAGCCCTCCGGCGGCGCACAAGGCCCGCTAAGACACGCCCACCAGCCTTGTTCCAAAGCAAGATGGACTTGCCCGCGCACTCTTTGTCGCCCGCATTGAAGTGACGCAAGGCCGACGAACGCTTGAACGCAGAAGGCCCGATATTATAGGCCAGCGAAACAAACGCGCCAAACTCATTGGTACCGACAGGTGCGGTGATGGCCGGGCGGATGATGGCGGCGAAGTTCTCCACCGCCTTTTGCAGATACCACTCAGCCTCGGCCTTCGTGATGGTTTGGCCGGGGTATGGATCAATACCAACACCCGCGCGGCCTGTCGTGCCATACCCGATTGTGAGGACACCCGCAGAGTCGGTATATGTGGTGTTGCGATAGCCCTCGAAGGACTTGATTAGATCAATTGCGCGCTGATTTACTATCATTCACTTGTCCCCTCGCTTTTCCGAAGTTGCGGCCCGCGCAGATAGCGCAGTATCTCCGAAACATTCACTTCTGTTTTCTGCAATGAGCTTTCAATTCCGCTCAAGCGCTGGTCAATCCGCGCACTGGATGACCGCAGGTTGTTAATGGCTGATCTGTTTACTTCGATTGCCCCACGGTCCTCAGACTGTCGCTCGGTGAGCCCTTGTATGCCGCTAGACGCTGCCGTGACTTGTACGCCAATCCAAAATCCGCCGAGAAGCAGGCTGGTCAGCATCGTCCATGCCAGCGTTTTATTTATCGTGATACCACGTTCGCTATTCTCGATCACTTGACGGCTCATACGGCCTCCTTAAACTCATCCCCTACTTAGGGGATCATCTACGTGTTTGCGGTATAAGGTGATGAGGCTGTGTACTGAGTGGACTACCTCCAAACTCAATGTTCCACTTGTCTTCCTCGTTTGTACTAGTGATGCCACTTTCTTTGAGGCTGATCCACATAGCAACTCGTTCATCTTCACGCAAAAATGGCGCTGTATGGCTAAGCACCGTGTATGTGTAAAGGTCAAGGTAGTCATCAGCCAAGTAGCTGGTGTCTAGTGTTTTATAGTCTGGAAAGTTGGCACGATATGAAATGGTAAAGCTGCCGGGACCAGTCACAGTGTACGGTCCAGCTAGGCATAGTACTTTTTTCTCGATACAGTACATGCCAGAAGCGTAAGCGCTGTTAGTCTGTACACGCTGCCGTAGTACCGCAGCTTTAGTGCTAACACTCATTTGACTAGCGCCGCCGCGTGTGGCGTCAGTTATGCTAATCATCTGCCTAAAGTCAGCAGGTAGTGCAAAGTCTTCTGAGTCAGGCGCCAGTAGCGTTGTGACAATACGGGTCTGGATAGGTAGTCTGCGGTTAAGTTCAGACGTACCCATCACTATCAGGTTGTCTAGCGATGCAATGAGGTCAGCGTCATTGGCTTTCCAAAGAAAGGTTGCCAAATGTGTCTTAAACTCTGCATAGTCCATTTAGTGTCCAACTCTGAATTTTGACCACTCGTTGCTCTCTAGCTTTTTGATAGCGTAAGCAGCAAACTCTGGTGTTCCGACGCGTAGCCCAGTATCTTTGGCCCACATAGCAGCAGTGAGTGGGTCAACACCACCTACCAACCTAGTCCCGGTATTAGACACTTTCTTATGCTGGCCCTTGAG